CGAATAATTTACGGGGTTAATGATGTTGTATGGAGTACCCGACATCAACGGAGACTGTTCATTGAGTGAAACCCGAAGGGATGGCGCCGTGCAGTCGTTCGGCATTCTGGATAGCACGTAAATATTTACACCTTACGGAAACGTTTTGGGCCTTTTAATCACTCAACTCCATGCGGTTACGCCGCTACCCGCTACAGTGGCATACAAGGTTGGAACTCTACTTCCTCTCGATAAGTCGAGTCCAACCTGACGCTACGATAGAATTCCTCCAAAACGATTTGTTCATCAGGAGTCACTCCGAAAGCCCAGTAAAAACTGGCTCGCGTTTCAGGCAATATGGGTCCGTATGAACGGGTCATTCCCAAGCCCAACCTGCGAACTCCCCAAGACTGGGCGAGAGCAGAAGACCTGTCATATTTCGTAGGACTTCCGTACCGCTGGTAAGCGGAATAGAAATCCTGAAACACAGGTATCTGTCCAGTCATGGCGAGACCTCCGGTGCCTACAGCATCTAGCCAACCCTTATACTGCGCCTCATTATTAAAGGGATGGATTGACATGGTATCCTTAGCGATTGCCCACTTAGGGTGTCTAACCATCAAATATGAGTCGGCATTAGGGCCAACATAGACGGGGTGAGTCTGGCAAAACTCAATCTCTTCGAACTGGTAGCATGGTGGTTCAACCGTCATGTTAAATCCCAAGGATCTAAACCAACCATCCAATCCACACGAGAAACGTTGCAGATCATCAGCCTCCATGAAGACAACACAGTCATCTCCATTGTTGGCCAACAAGGTCCGCACGCCCCTGACGATCGAATATTGCTTTATCATTGAGCACATAAGGATGCAGTTGCCAAGTGAGGTGTTCATGTCGCCAGACATACGCCCTCCCAACTTGGTGTACTTCAATTTACCATCCTCAGTGTACCCTCTGCATGTGTTCGTAACCTGCCAGGACAAGAGCTTCTCAAGTCTCTTGCGGTAGGGCTTTGCGAAACACAAAGGGTAAATTGAGTGCTCCCATTCCAATGCCTGTTTGCTCACATGTTGGTCAAAGCGCGATGCGTCTAGACCTATAGCTACAGGGTTTTTGAATGAGGACCACAAAGCAAACATTCTCTCTCCACTCTCGGCAGCGTTCATTCCCTTGAACACG